CGTATTGGCAGCTGTGGCGGCAGATTGAGCCAACGCTGCTTTTTCGTTGGCGTTTTCAGCCGCATTATTTGCCAAAGAAGCTGCGCTATTTGCCGCAGTAGCCGCGTTGTTGGCATCCGACGCCGCATCGGCCGCATTTGTTGCCTCCGAGTTAGCATTGTCGGCAGCTTGTTGCACGAACTCAAGTCCGGCCTTTACACTGCGATTGTCCTTGTCAACCCCTATCGTGTATAATCCCTCCAGCGTCGTCGCCGGCGGCAGCTCACTTATTTTTATTTTTACGATCTCTTCTGCCATGATCAATAATTTAAATCGATAAATTCTCCTGATTCTGTAATGATGAATTGGCCTAATTGAGTTGCAAGCAGTCGATACAAATCAATAAGTTTTGTCTCTATCAATACAAGTCTAAAAATTACCTTTATTCTATCTGCGAAAACTGATAGTTTTCGAAAACCATCCATTTTATCGTAATAACAATAGATCGACTTGTTTACACGTAAGTTCAATTTCACCGGTTGACTAATCCTTAGATTATTGAACAATGCCGTATAATTAGTCATAAATTCCGAATAGCTCCCGGCCAGCATCGTGCATTGTATTTCAATAGTGCGAGACTGCTTTTTCAGCGTGGGGCCCACGTCGGCTATTGTACCGCTAAAATTTCCTATTTTTCGCGCCAGCGGAGATTTTGCCGAATGCGGACGTAAGGCAGTAGAATAGACATCCTGCACAACAATCCCAAAACGCGACAAGTCGTATCCGTTTATAGTTACGTGCGATAAATATTCGCGTGTCGAAATCGGCGTATTGATTGCATCAGTGAAAATTTGTAGCGGATCGTCCATGCTGTATTCTGCTGTAATCCTGCCTATTTTTTTCGCCTGCTTATATAAGCCTCCACTGTGCTTATAATCCGAAAAACCGACAAACCTGAGCGAAAACGTTTTGTTAAATTCCTTCACATAAATTTGTCGATAACCCGGCGCAAAGTGCAGCGTTTCAAAACTGTTTAAATTGTTTTTAAATGTCGTCTCGTCATCTGCGATAATTACGTAATTCACTTTAACCGTCTTCGCATCGAAATAACAGTCCGTCAGATCAACGTCCAACCCGTCTTCGTCTGGCCAGTCCACCTGATCCGGCTGGCGCCGGTTGGGGAACGAAAGGAAATCGTCCGATCCGCCTCGCTCGATGAACATGCCCAGCGTGGAAATGTCTGTTCCGTCTATGATACAACTTCCTGTCATCTTTTTATCATTATTCCATCACGCTGCATTTTCGCAATATCTTCGCTGATCGAGTTCAATTTTTTCAGAAACTCGCTGTTCTCTGTCATAATATCGATTTGCGATAACATCGTTTTCATCACGAGTAATTGCTCATTACCCATATCGAGCTGTTTAGCTGATATTGTCCCTATATCGCTTACTTTCATGGTTATGAATGTTATTCGCCCATTCAGCTCATCGATACTGTCCTGGCTCGCCTGCGCTATGCCTTTGTTCACGGCCGTCCTGCCGTCTTCTGCCGTAAAGGCATCGACCCCGTACCGCTCTCGGATAGCGTTTTGCAGCTCCGCGAGTCCCTTGTTGTACGAATCTACCAGTTCCGGATAATTTTTCATGAACCAGTCGATGTCGTCCGTCAAATCCTTGTCACCCGTCGCCCCGTAACTTTCTTTCATTTTGTCTTCCAGCTCGGCGAACAGGCTTCCGAATATGGCATTATAGAGTTTTTGCGTCGATAGTTCTTTCAGCATTTTCACAACATTATCCGTCATCTCTTTTGCCGAGTCAGTTCCGGAGGCAAATGCGTCGTCCAATGCGCTCTTCAGTTCCTCCCCTATCGAACCGACGAGGTTTTGCAATTCGCTTTCAACTGACTGCATCGCCTCGTCGGCGGCATCTGCAGCCGATATGATGTTATCGATCAGTGTCGATGTTTCTTCTTTCAGTACACCCGATTTTTTCAGGCTTTCCGCCAACTCTCTGTTGAGCGTTCCGTCTTTGTTGATCAGCTCCGGATAAGTTTTAAGCAGCGAAGAATAGATGTCCTTTGTTCCGTAGGTAATTCCGAGAAACTTCTTTTTCTTCACGCCTGTTTTCACAGTTTCGTCCGCCAGCTCACGCATCAGTTCAGATTGTTTTGCTATTGCAGCATTGTAGCCAGACATGCCTTGTGTGAGTGCATTCGTATAATTTTCCATGAAAATACTGTCCGTTTCGCTTTTGATGTCTTTGATAGCCTTGATTACGGCAAGGCTGTAATCGATCGCCTGTTGTGCGAGATCATAGTTGAATTTCCGAATTTCTGCGTTGGCCTCTTTGTTTTTCTGTATAATTTTACCCGCTACGTCGAGGAGTTGCATCGCCCCCTGTATCATCGCCTTTGGGTCTCCGGAAGCGAGGTTGGCTATCCCTTCCCCGAGTCCTGAAAACATGTCGAATAATGTCGATAGATCTTCGTCGAAAACGCCGGCAAAATCGCCTATGGCTGACAGCGCCTCGCCGATCATTTGCACGATTTCCTGTATTTTTTTTGCAGGAGTATTATCGAGTTCCGCATTCATCGCGGAAATGGCAGCCATTGTGGCCGCTATTTCCTTGTCCACGTCTCCTCCCGCTGCCTTTATCTGTTGTAGCTTTTGAAGACGTTTTTTTGCCGCGTCGATCTGTATGCGCAACAATTTTTCCTGTCTGTCAGATTCAAGTAGCACGTTCCTGTCCTCGATAGCCGCCTTTTTTAGTGCGATTTGTGCTTCAAAATCGAGTGTTTCGAGGGCGATGTATTGTTTTTCGAGTTCGATATCTTCTTTATGCTTTAGCTCTATCTCATCGAGCTGCGCCTGTGAGGCTCCGTTCTCTTTCGCTTTGCTGATCTGTTGCGAATAGAAATTGTCGATTTCGGCCAGCCTGCGCTCATTTTCACCCTTGAACCGTGCGTCAATTTCGTTCATTATCGCAGCTATTGCCGCGGCCGCTCCTTCGTTCACTGCCTTTACGCGTGCCTCATATTTGTTTTTCTCCGCTCCCGAAAGCGCGTCGAGTTGTGATTGTTGTTTCGTTGTATCGATGCCTTTCGCCTCTATTTCTTCGAGCTCTTTTTTGCGCTCTTCGATCACGTCAATTCGCTGATTGTAGTCATTCTCGATTTCTTTCAGCTTCTTTTCCTTTCCTTCCTGCATCGCTGCAATCGTTGATGCATCTATTTCTCGTTGTATATCTGCCTCCATTTTTGCCAACTTCTCTGCCGCCTGCTTCTGATCGTTTTCCGTTTTATCTGTTGTCGTTGATGTTTTCGATTTTGCGGACGTGGTTGGTTTTGTTGACAATCCAAGCCCGGCAAATATTTTTTTCGCAGCCGCATCGGCATCTACATTTTTCTTTATCCATTCATCGCCAGCCTTCGCATATTTTTCCTCCGTATCCGATAAATAACCGTCAACCTCCTTTTTCGCTTCTTGATCGGACACCGGCTGTAATTCGGGTATGATTTTCAGCTGTGGAGCAGCTGCTTTTACGGCATCATTTCCGGGCGTCGTAACCTTTCCTCTGTTTGTAGTTTTTTCAATCTCGCTACTTATTTTTTCTTCCGCCTTTTGCCGTTCGATCAACATCTTCTTGTATTGTTCAGCGGCAAGTTCCATAGCGGCGGTTGCGATTGCGCGCTGCCGGATAGCTTCCTTAAAGGCTTCAGTGTTTTCAATGAAAGCGCTGTCCGCTTCAGTTACCTTATTGATAGATACGCCAAGCTGTTTAAAAGCATCCTGATTATCTCTAATGAATTGTTCCTTCGCCTTGATATCATTTCCAAGAGCCGTGTACGATACACGCAATTTTTCATAATTGGCTATCTGTTGCGACGAGTTTTCTGCAATAGCTTCGTTTAGCTTTTGTTCCGCCTCTTTCGCCTCACGCTGCTTTGCAACATATTTATCAATCCAGTTAATCGCCGCTCCAATCGCAACCGACAATCCCAAAGTCAGTGTACCCATAAGCGCCTTTGCGGCAACGGTGGACAGCCCAAGCGCGGCCGTAAGCCCGTTTGTTGCTGCCGTCCATAGTTGTTTTGCACGAGTAACGGTCTGTATGCGGAAAGCGGATGTCTGGTGTAATGTGTTTTGCACCTGTTGCAGCCCGATAGTAATCGCCATCAGAGCCTGCATTTTGGTTTGTAACTTATTGTACTCTTCGGAGTTTTGGTTATATAAGCCGAGTACTCCCGCTCCAGCCGATAACATTCCTGAAACTGCCGTCAATCCGGATACGATTCCCTGCATGTTCGCTCCGCCTTTCGACAATTGCAGTTGAGTTTGATAAACTTCTCTATATGCCGTAGCCAGTGTTCCAAGTTGCTGTTCTTTCGCTCTGTATTCGGCCGTGTCTTTCTTTCCTGCGAGTGACAACTCGCTCATGGCTTCGCGCACAAGGCGCATTTGTGTTTCCAGGGATTGTGATTTTTGTTTTGTCGTATCGGACGCTTTCGACATTTCCTTCAACGCTTCTTCCTCTCCTTTCAGTTCTGCCCTGAGTGAGCGGATGGTTTTGGATAACTGCTCGCGCTGGGCGATAATTTGTGGATCGTTCGTCCCGAAATTTATTTTATTGAACTGTGCCTGTAGCGGCTCTATCTCTTTCCGCAATCGCGCAATGACCTCCTGTTGAAGCTGGATCGCCTCTTTCGAGTGTTTCCATGCTTCCTCGCTCGCTTGTGCAATCTTGTCGATCCCACGCGTCGCTTTGTCGGCCTCCTCGTCCACGTTCTGACGTAACAGTATGTCAATATTTACCGGTTCTTCGCCCATCACAGTTGTTTTTTACCGAATATTTTATCGAGCTCTTCCGCCGACTCGATAATCGGCGTGTGTTTCTTTCTTGTATATCTCGGTGCATCCGCCGTTTCCATCAGCAGGTTGATCCACGCTTCGCCCCACAATACATATTCGTGTGTGTAACCACGCTCCGATTTAATTCTTCCTATCGTTCCCCACGGGCTATGGAGGCCGTCCATTCGGCCTTTTAACTCCCGTCGTCCTGGCCCAAATTCTTCGGATTCATCATCGTCGTTGTCGTCGTCCAGAAAAATTTGGTAATATTCATAAAATCCGATACGCGGTTCATGATCGCTATTTTCGCGAAAATCTCTACCAGCGACGCTGCGGAAATTTGCCACATAAGTTTCCGAGTTAGTTTCTCCGCCTGTTTTTCGATTTTCTTTTTGTCGTTCAATATCGCGATCGCTATACATCGCGCGCAGGGTTCTATTGTTTTCGACAATTGCTCATAATCTCCAAGCGCTATCGCATTTTCGATTCCGGATTGGGTTACGACGCGCGAGATTTCGAGAATAGTTCCTGCCCTCAAATAACCTATCGTAACGTAATCGCGCTTGAGCCATTTTTTATAGAAAGGGGCGGGCAGCCTGAACCGCACGCCCCTCTCGAGTATAGCATTAGCCGCTTCCAATCGCGCGTCCATTCTACCACTGTATTACGCAGTCCCAGGTATCTGAAGCCTTCATCAGCTTGAAGCTGAAAGGAAACTTCGATACCCCTCCATATCCGACGTTCAATTCAGCTCTTACAGCTCCTTTCGCGTTCGGAATCACGATCGTTCCGCCACCTCTCAATGTGAGCCGAAAGGCTTTGTTGAGCAGGAGCGTTTTAGCCGATTTTGCGTATTTTTCGCTACCGACAGCACCTTCTTTAGCTCCGCCCATCAGCGTAACAAGCTGGTCGTAATCGGCTTTGATAAAGCTTCCTGTCATTTTCATACCTGTGCCGGCAATGTCGTAGTCTTCGGCCGCGTCATTCTCGTGCGAATATACTTCGCTCTCTTCCGGTTCGCTTTCGATGATGCTTACCATATCGTCTCGCAGTGTTAACGGAAGTTCTTCCCATGTTGCGGAAGTTACGCCCGAACTCGCCGTAATGGGCGATGCCATTTCCATTTTTTCTACGCGCGCTTTTAAAATAATGTTTTCAGCCATTTTATTTTAGTTTTAAAAAGTTTCTGATTTTGATAATTAACCACACGAGTGCCAGACAGATAGCAACAATTCCGATTGTGTAAAAGAATGCCTGAACACGTGTCATTTTGTATTGTATTTCGGCCGATTTTACCGGAACGGCCGTCTCCTTATTGATATATACCGTATCTCTTCTGCTGTAGATCGTATCCGTTATTTTCGTGTTTGTGTACATGAATTTTCCGGAATCGAAGCTCACTTTTGAAGTCGAGTTTTTGCTTTTGTATTCTTCGAGGCTTCGCATGATCACCTTGTTGGTACTGTCGCATTCGAAATAAGCCTGTAACAATGTACTATCCCCCCTCACAACAATCGGAACAAGTGTGCTGGTATTTCGCTCAACCGTTTTCGTGTACGGTACTGTCAGCGTCTCCAGCCGAGAGCGGCATGATGGGATTATGATTATCATCAAAATAAATCCCGCGACTATTTTCTTCATTATTGATCTCCTGTTTAATTTTTTCGATCATGTCGAGCATGTTTTCGGGTGTTATTCGGTCAAGAAGTCGCACAATCTTACTGTTTATCGAACGCAATTTATTGACCTCTTTCGTCAGCCTGTCAACCTGCTCCGAAACTTCCGTATATTGATCGCTCATCTTTTCCGCCAGCTCTCTCCACATCTTCGCCACAGAATCCACGTTATTGATTTCCGCCGCTTTTGCGTCAGCAGCTGCTTTGGCTTTCGTCGATTTCAGCGTCAGCAGCGTAACGATCATCCCGCTGCCAAGCAGGAGGTTCAACACAAGCGAAATAATTTCGAATGCTCCCATTTTTTCTTATTTTGTAAAATAAAGATCAGCCTCCGCTGCTCTTCGCCTCGTCAAGCCAGTAAGCGGTTTCAATGTTCCATTTATTCGAGCTTTATTCCATTTTAAGAATTCGTTTCGAATTGTTGGATCATCCGGATTTGCCTTCGCCTTCTTTAGCAGCGTGCTGCTTCGGAAATTTCCTGTTCCGACATTAAAAACAAAGCTTACAAGGGCATCAAACTGATTTTGTGTCAGAGAAAGGTTTTGCTCGTTCACGGCGTCCTCCGCCGTTTTCAAATCACGCGCGAGGAGTTCGACAGCTTCCTGCTCGGTTATGGTATCACCGCTTTTCACTCCGCCCGTGTGCCCGTAACCTATTGTCCAAGTTCCGCGTGAATCCTGATACGCCTTCAGGCGCAACCCCTCAAACCTCTTTATCAGCTCGATGCCCTTGTTGCTCGTCTTCATATTTATTCACCAAAAATTAATTTTAGCCTAAGCCGCTGTGTCCTGAATAATTGCAAGCAATCCGGCCACGTCGTTGCGCATCGGACGACCACCTGCACGTACTTCGAACGAATAGATGTCTCCGTAGTAGGTAGGACTGTTTGGCTCTTCGTAAGCTACAACTTCTCCCAGCGCCCTGCAAATCGAATTGGTATGCCATGCAAGTGCGGCGGCATTGTCGGTTGCAGCTCCGGCTGCGCTCCATTCCTTGAATGTTCCGGCAGTTGCATATACGCCAACGCGAGAACGCATCATGACATTGAAGCTGAAGAGTTTCCCGACGATGCCGTTTGCAACGTCAACTCCGGCGTGGAAGGCCATGGCTTCTTGTGCCGTAAGGCTTGCAAGCAGCTGATCGTACATGTCGGCGTCGATGAGCAGATAGCGATCTGTTTGCGGTACGTTTTGCTTGTTGAATACTTTCATGGCAGCGCGCACATCGTCTTTCGTGAAGGCTTTTCGGTTTCCTGTTGCCGAAGGTGTATGAGCAGGTACGGCAGATCCGGTTGTTTTAATCGAATTTGTTGCTGAGGGAAACCATTTTGCCAGAATTCCTTCGGAAATCACGTCCTGCAATTTTGCTCTGTCCTGGCGAATGACGCTTTCGCGCTTCGAATAAGAGAGTTCAACGGTTTCGGCGAGACTGATCTTGATCGGATCGGTCGTATAGCTGTCGAGGTCAAACGTCAAATCGATGTCGGTTCTTGAGTTTACCGTAGCAGGAAAAGTGTTTCTGTTTTTCACCACATTCGAGGGTGCTCCGGCGTTGGGGATGTGAACGGTTCGCCCTTGATTCACAAATTCATCGGCGTTAAACGCCTTCGACAAAAAGGTATTGTCTGCGAATAATCCTTCGACAATAGCCTGCATCCAAATTTCTTTTGTTATAGCCATTTTTCAATTTTTTTTGTTAGTTATTTCACCGGCTTTTTGCCGAATTTTTGTTCGAATTTTTCGTTGTACAAGTCAATATACTTTTCTTTCAGAATTACGAGTTTGCCCGCTTTGTCGAGCTCGTCCCAACTTTTGTTCACCATGTCGGCAAGTTCTTTGTTGCCCTCCTGTGCTTGCGCGTCGAGGATACTTTTCACGCTCGCCCTCTTCGGAATGTTCGAAAGTGCCTTTTGTGCAGATTCGAAGTCGGTCGCAAAAAATTTCAGAAAATTTTCTTTTCCTTCCGCGTTCAATCTTCCGTCTTTTACGGCCTCGTCTACGAGGCGCACTGCCTCATTTTTTCTGGCCTCCGCATCGGCCTTCGCTCTCGCGTCTGCTTCGTCTTTCAGTTGCTTGTTTTCGTCCGAAACTTCTTTCATTTTATCCACAAGCGTTTTCACCGCGTCGTGGAGCTGCTCATCAGTGCTGTTTTCCGGCAAGTCGAGCATTTTAAAAATTTCACCTTTCATTTTGCTTTGTTTTGATGTTTGAGGTTTGTTTTCACTCGCCACAAAATTGTTATCGAATAATTTTAAAATTTGGTCATCAGTTAATGGCTGATCATTTTCATCATACAGCCGCAGGGCATTATGGTTAGCTCCGATGCCCACAATCGAAGCCTCCCTTAATTGCCACCTGGTCACGGTTGGCAATTTCTGGCCCGGAAGAACCTTTGTCGGATCGTCCGATGTTTCGACTACACGAAATCCGATCGACGCCATCCTTAAAAATCCGCGATCCACTTTACCGGCAATTTTCCTGGCATTTTCATCTTCCGTGTCGAAAACTGGATCTGCAAGCAACTTTCCGCCATCAACCCGTATGTTTTCCCAGCGCCCGATGGGTACGCTCCATTCGTCATGGTTGTAAAACATCACGGGATTGCGCCTGAACTGTTCGATTTCTGCACCATCCATCAGTACGCGGAACCCGTAAGTATTCACGCTTTCGTCGCTTAAAACAAATGATTTTTTTTCGGCCATTTTTGTTTTTTATTTTTCTCACAAAAAAAAAGCTTCTGTTCATTGTTTCCAAAATCTATATCAAGCGTTAATATCTGTATATCAAGCGTTAATATACTTTTATGTTAGATGTGTAGTGAAATATATTTTTGTCAATAAAATAATCGGAAAATGGCTAATTTAACGATCGAACAAAGACGTGAATGGGCGCAACTTCTTTACACGAAGGAAAACCTGACGCAGAAAGAAATTGCCGAACGGGTAGGAATATCGGTGCAAACGATGTCCAAATGGGTGGCCAAATTCAAGTGGGACGATCTCAAGGTATCGCTGACCATCACGCGTGAGGAACAACTCAAAAACCTGTACCGACAACTTGCTGAAATGAATAAGGCCATTTCCGAGCGCGACGGAAATAAATACCCTACTGCGGCCGAAGCCGACACCATCACCAAACTTGCAAACGCTATCGATAAACTCGAATCCGAAACCGGCTTAAATGAGATTTTATCGACATTTAAGGAGTTTTTAAACTGGCTTCGAAAATTCAATCTCGAGGAGGCGCAACGTCTCGTTCCTGTTTTCGACGATTTCGTGAAAACTAAACTAAAATGATATGGCGAAACGGCTGAAAATAATAGAAAAGGATGCCTTAACAAACTGGGATGAGTTCCGGCGCGGGTTATTAAACGCGGCTACAATCGACGATACAGAGACAATTCCCGAACAGCGTCAGCGCATTGCACGCCTCGAGGCGGACAATGAAGCATGGTTTGCCTATTATTTCCCTACGTACTATACCTGCGAGCCGGCGTCGTTTCATAAAAGAGCCACAAAACGATTATTTCAGCACCGACGCTGGTACGAGGTACGCGCCTGGAGCCGCGAGCTGGCGAAATCTTCCAGGGCGATGATGGAAGTTACCAAGTTGGCACTGACCAGACAAATCAAAAATATACTACTTATTTCCAACTCTCAGGACAACGCCGAACGTCTGCTGATGCCGATCATGATTTCACTTGAAAGCAACCTGCGTATTACGAACGATTATGGCGCTCAACAAAAACCGGGCAGCTGGGAGGTGGGCGAATTTACCACCTTGAACGGCGTTTCTTTCAGGGCGTTGGGAGCAGGACAAAGCCCGCGAGGCACGCGCAATGAAGCTGTTCGTCCCGATTTCATTCTCATTGATGATATAGATACGGATGAAGAAACACGCAATCCGGATCGTATTCAAAAGAAATGGGAGTGGATAGAACAGGCATTGATTCCTACCGTCAGTGTATCAGGCAGCTACCGTATATTATTTAACGGCAATGTGATTGCTCGCGATTGTTGCATAACAAGGGCAATGAAAAAAGCGAATTTCGTTGACATTGTCAATATTCGTAACGAGAACGGAAAATCATCGTGGCCGCAAAAGAATTCGGAAGAGGATATTGACCTGATATTGTCGATGATTTCGACAGCTTCGGCGCAAAAGGAGTATTTCAACAATCCGTTATCAGAAGGAGATGTTTTCAAAGAACTGAGCTGGGGCAAAGTTCCTCCGCTGAATCGGTTTCCTTTTTTGGTTGCCTACGGTGATCCTGCCCCATCCAACTCGAAAAATGGCAAGGGTTCCTACAAGTCCGTGTTTCTTGTCGGTGCCTACGACGGAAAATATTACGTGATCACCGGTTTTCTCGATCATGTAACAAACGAGGAATTTGTCAACTGGTACTATGCTATTCGTGATTTTGTAGGCGACAAAACAATCGTCTATAATTTCATTGAAAATAACAAATTGCAAGATCCTTTTTACGAACAGGTTTTCATTCCGTTATTTGCCGAACGTGCGAAAGAAAAAGGTTTCGTCGGTATCATTCCTGACGAACGAAACAAAACGGACAAGTTTAGTCGTATCGAGGGCATGCTCGAGCCACTAAACCGGCTCGGAAAGTTGATTTTCAATATTGACGAAGTCGGAAATCCTCACATGAAACGGCTCGAAGAACAATTCCTGCTCGTTACGCCGAAACTGACCGCTCCTGCTGACGGCCCAGACTGTATCGAAGGTGCTGTATGGAAGATCAACGAAAAATTATCCACGCTCGCGGCTGACAGTTATTCAATCGGCAAACGCCGCTCAAATTCAAAACGATTTTAATTCAAAAAATATATGGCTTTTTTATCACAAGAAGAACTGAAAACTCATCTGTATGCGGAAAACATTAATGTGATTTCCCGCGATGATGAGACAATATTGCAGGCTGCTATCGACGCAGCATGCCAGGAAGCGAAAAGTTATCTCGCTGCCTATAATACGACTGAAATTTTCGCGGCGGTTGGGAGTGATCGAAATGCCTTATTGCTTATATTCATCAAGGATATTGCGGTTTGGCACTTCATTAACCTGTGCAACGCCGGTACGGAATTACAATTGCGACAGGATCGATACGAACGCGCGATCGATTGGCTGAAGGCCGTGCAGCGTGGCGATGTTTCGCCCGATTTGCCGAAGATCATTGAAGATGGAAAGGAAAAAAACGGAATAATCACTTTCGGAAGTAATCCGAAAAAAAATCAACATTTCTGATATGGCAAAGAAACAAAATACAGGCGGCACGGTGATAAATCAAATAATCATCAAGGCCCCGCAGCGAAAAACGTCCGACGTGGGCGAGTGGCGCAATGCCCTCGTTTCTGCCGATTCGGGGCGAGTGAAACGTCTTTTCGATTTATTCGAAGACCTACTTATCGATAGCTACCTTTCCGACGCTTACACCAAGCGCCGCGAAGCGGTTACCAATGCCGAAATCACGTTTCAGAACAAGAAAGGACAGGAGGTGCCGGATATGGTGGCACTAATGGACACAATCGGGTTCGAGGATTTGCTAAACCTGATCATGGATGTTCGCTTCTGGGGACGCTCGGCAATGGAATTCGATTTCACCGACGGCATTTCTGTTTTCGAAATTCCGAAAAAACATATCGATCTCATCAACCGACAAATCCTCAAACAGGACACGGATATGTCCGGCATTCCATACGAGGGAGACGACAATTTACTCGTTCTCGGCAAACCTCGCGATTTCGGCTTATTCCTTCGCACAGCCCCTTATGTGATTTGGAAACGGGGCGGCTTCGGCGACTGGGCGCAATGGCTGGAAATATTCGGAATGCCGCAACGGATCGGTAAATACAGTTCTTTCGACCCGCAGAGTCGGCAACTGCTCGAGCAGGCGCTCGAAAATGCTGGCTCTGCCCCTTGGCTGGTGATCCCAAAAGAGAGCGACGTCGAAACGGTGAACAATACCGGTTCGGGCAGCTCCGGAACATCGTTCAACGATTTCAGAAAGGCTTGTAATGAGGAAATCCTGATTACCGTTTTAGGTCAGACTCTTACTACCATCCAGGGCGACAAAGGCGCTCGGTCATTGGGCGAGGTACACAAACAGGTCGAGGAAAACAAAAACCGCTCGGATATGCGATTTGTGCAGCGGGTACTCAATCAGTTCGTGCTTCCGCGCCTCGAAAATCGCGGTTTTCCCGTCAAAGGTGGCCGTTTCGTTTTCCCCGAAGCCGCAGAACAACTCTCCGTTTCCGACGTGGTAAGTCTGTCGAAAATTATCGACATTCCGGCAGCATTTCTGCATGACAAGTATAGTATTCCGATGCCAAAGGATGGCGAAACGATTGCCGGAAAATCTGCCGAACCACAACCCGATCCAAATGCTCCGGAAGAAACTCCGCCTGACGATCAAACCGACAAGAAAAATACGCCAAAAAAACAAAAACCCTTCGACCGTTTTTTCGCACTCGCCCCGACAGAGGAGCGGGGCTACAAAACAAACTTCACGACGAGATTAATCGACAGTATCGCGGGGAGGATTAGACTTGCCGACAAGTATACAATCGACGTCAATCGCCTCTTCAACGAAGCCCTGAAGGAAATTTACGGAGGTGCTGACGAGTTGGTAAACAAAAACCTGTTCGAAATCACGAACACTGCCCTGCAGCGAGGTATAAATCTCGAATTTGCCGAACCTGAATTCGGAAAGAAAAACGAGGCTTTTATCAACGAATTTCGTCGAAATACCGCCGTCTTTGCCGCTTTCAAAAATCACCGGCAGACGCAGGAAATTGTCGATTTGCTGACGGACGAAGACGGAAATCTTCGCTCGTTCTCACAATTCAAAAAGCTGGCATTGCAAATCTCGAAAGATTACAATGTCAACTGGCTGCAAACGGAGTACAATACCGCCGTTCGCGCTGCACGAAGTGCGGTAAATTATCGAAAATATCTCGAGACGGAAAAGCTATATCCAAACCTTGAGTATATGCAGACAACCGCTGCACATCCCAGGGCATCGCACCTGGAATATGTCGGCACTATTTTGCCAATTCGCCACCCATGGTGGGATACACACATGCCGCCGAGTGATTGGAACTGTGCCTGCTCCGTACGCCCTACCGACGCAGATGTTACGCCCGTGCCTGGTGAGGAGTTCGTTTCGCCCGTTTTCAGTAACAACCCAGGCAAAACGGCCGAATTTGTCAATCTAAAGGAACACCCTTATATAAAAGGTGTGTGTCCCTATTTCGCTTCCTGTAAACGCCGCACGGGACAAATTCCTTTCCGCCTTGCCGATAACAATAGCGACGAAAATCCACCCATCATTCCGCAATGCAAAATCTGCGAACTGGCGACTGCCTACGCTCAAAATCTGAAACGAATAGGGGAAAATAAAAAGCTATTCGAAAAGATTAAAAACGATTCGCACTATTACAATGTAAAATTCAACCCCAAAACAGGAGGGTTGATGGCTACACACATTGATCATATTTTCGACAAAAAAAAGGGGTGGCGTGAAATTGAAGTACAAAAGATTGGTTATAAATACGGACGATCCGTTATCCTTGAATCAGAAAAAGGAAATCTGACTGGTATAAAATATACGGATGGTATTTGGGATGGGAAAAAATTTGAAATTGCTTCTTCAGAATCGGGTACATCATCAAATATAAAAAATGCATTGAAACATTGCGCATCTAAAGTAAACACACAGATTGCCGTTATTTATTTTGTAACTGAATTTGATGTTGAAAAATTCTATAAAGGATTAGGAAGATACAATGGATTAAAAAAATTGCCCGGAAATCAATACAAAGATTTTGAATTAATATTGTGTGTGTATAAAGACAAAATTGTTCACGTTGAGCGATAAAAAAAGACCACCATTGAAATGGTGGCCGGAACGTCAGGCTCCACAAACTGTGGTACACCCAACGCACTGCAAAAATACAAAACAAATTCGATAATCCAAATTTTTCATCAAAAAAATCACATAAATCAAGTGAATCACAATCATGGACATCAAAGAATTTAATCAGCGTTTCCCAAAAAAAATGGACGAAATCAAGCATTTTGTAAACGGCGATGAAATAAAGGACATTCTCGGGGTCGAAGCGGTAAATCATTATAAGGAATCTTTTCAGAACGAAGGATTCACCGACGAAACGCTAAACCCGTGGAAAGACGTACAGCGTCGAAACCCGGCAAGCAAATGGTACGGTCATAGCGGACAGACAGGCAAATTTTCGCAGGCCCGCACATCCGCAAAAATCTTGTCCGGCGAAACACGCGAATTACAGAACGCAATTACCTATCGTCGCATTGCCGGTGGTGTTCGTGTGTCGAACGATAAACCTTATGCCTCAGTGCACAATTACGGTGGGCGGGCAAAAATCTATGGAAAAAAGGAATTTCAAATGCCGAAACGGCAGTTTATCGGCCGTTCTGCTGTTATGCTTTCAAAGATTAATAGCAAAATAAAACGTCGCATGATAGATATTTTAAAAACCAATTAATCAATAGTTAAACAGTTATGAAAACGATTTACACCGCCGTCATGGCAAGATTAAAAGAAAAAGTCCAGGCTCTCCGCTGGATAGATCTCGATACCGGACAACTCGAAGCCGGCGATCGTCCGCCGGTAGCTTTTCCTTGCGCCCTTGTTTCTATCTCTATTTCAGCAGCCAAGGACGTCACGGACACGATTCAGGAATGTTCCGCACGTGTTAGAGTTCGTCTCGCATTCGACCAACCGGCAAAAACAGACTCAGCAACTCCGACTGCTGTCTTGCAACAGTCGCTTAATCCTTATGACGTCATTGCCGAAGTGTATGCAGCGCTGCATGGTTTCTATACTGCAAATTTCGACAGCCTCTCCCGTACGCGGCAGGAACGTGAAAACGGTCGAAACGGCCTTTTCGTTTACTCACTCGAATTTTCAACTACTTTCACCGACGAAACAGCCGATTTATAGCAAAAAAATAAGCGGGGGATTGCTCCCCCGCTTTCCGTCTGTCCTATTGGCAGGAATCTTTCGATGACGGCCCTTCCTGGTGCGATTAAAACTCTAAAAGAGTTCGGAAATAAAAGTTTATTTCAATTCCTTCCTGGTGCGATTATGCGACAAATATACACAAACATTTCGAACAAAAAAATAAAAACAAAATATTTTTTTATGATAAAACATCCGCCCCTGTTCTCACGAACAGAAGCGGAAAAATTAACTAATTAAATCTCTGGTGTGAAGTATGGTTGTTTAATTATACGTTACTGATCCATTCGTAAATCTCCGGCCACGTCGGCAATCCGCCCACGTTCTTGTCGTCAATGTAGCAGTGTGCATACACCTTGCGCGAATTACTACCGTACAGTGCCGAATTTTCCGGAC